TCAACCCGATTTCTTGAGCGGATTCACGCGCTCAGCCTTCCGACGATAGATGCGCTGCGTTGTCCTGCTATCCGCATGTGAAAGCAGGGCACGCGCTTGCTCGAGCGACTCGGCGTCGCTTGCTGCTTTTGCGCGTATGTCATGTTCCCCGAAGGGGATCGTCACCTTCGTTTCTGCCATGACTCGGGCCATGAAGTCCGCCCACAACGACTCCCATCCGCCGGCGCGTCCGTGGTCTTTGACGTAGCACTCCCCCTTACGCGTGCAGAACAGCCAGCGAGACTTTGCTACAGGCCGCGCGGCCTGTGCTTCAGCGACAGCGGCTCGCAGATCATCATTCCAGAGATATAGCGTGCGCTTGCCCGTGCTGTTCTTGGTCTTATGCCGTTGTACGTGAATGCCGTCATCGAGGAAATGCACGTCAGGCTCCAGGCGCAGCAGGTCGCCGCGTGACAGTCCGGTCAGCACCTTCACTCGGATGTATGCCTGGACCGACCGCACGCCGCCCAGCTTGCGCTTCGGCTCGATGGAAAGGCATTCGTCGATTTCCCAGTCTTCGACGTATCTGTCTCGAGGCTGCTTGCTCTTGAGGCGCACCTCATGTGCGAAAGGGTGTCGCTTGATGTAGCCCCACTCGACAGCCTTCGTAAACGCGTGCGAAAGCACCTCGATCTCATGCAGGGCGGCAGTGTATGCCTTCTCACGTTTTATGGTCCCGTCTGGAGCCTTCACCGCTTTCGTGCGCGCATCGGCGTACGTATAAATGTGATGTGGCTCGATGGCACCGAGCGGCCACGATCCAAACGTTGTGCGCAGCTTTTTCAGCGCTTGCAGGTTAAGGGTCTGGGTCGTGTTTGCCTTCGTCGGTATCACTTCGAGCGCGTAGCGGCTGAGCAGCTCGCCAATGTTGCGAGCAGGGTCAAGCGTGCCGATGCGATTCGCCCATTCACGATAGGCTTCCGCCAACGTCTTCCCGAGCCGGAATCGCTTCTTTCCATCCCAGGCACGCTCGAGTCCGGGGGGCACACGGTAGTAGTACGCGCCGTGTGTGAACTGCCAGCGGACTGGCAGCGGCTGGTTTTCCTTGTTTCGCTTGCGAGGCATTTACAGGGTGCTCCTATCGATCTCATAAGCGCGTTGCCGCGTCTGGGTTTTGGTCGTGCCGCCAAGTGCTTGCTCCACGTGCGAACGAAGCACCAGCAAGCTGCCGTCGGGCCTGACTTTGTGTTCAATGCCGAGGGCGGATAAAACGAGCGTCTGTGACTTATGCCGGACGCGTCCGGTCATCTCTCGGATCTCGCTTTGGGTCAGAAAAATTGGGCATACGGGCAAGCTCACGACACCTCCTTCGTGAACAGCCAGCACTTGATTGTTGTCGGTGCCGTGGGATTGCCGTCGCGTGCGTAGATCGCGCTTTTGACGGTCGTGTACTCGATGAAGCGACGGCGTTTGCTCGTGCGCAGCACCTGCTTGAGATCGCGGAGCAGGGGGATCTGCTGGCGCCTGTCGGCTGCGACCTGCACGAAGTGGTTGAGGTTCACCGCGATCAGTTCGGGATCGTGCGAGTGATTCAGGCGGGGATGGTCGGCACCGTCGAGATAGTCGAATGCCTCCCAGAACTCGCGCACCATTGGGTGATCGTCGTTAATTGCCTCCTGCCGCTCGCGCGCCATCGTTTCAATCTGACCGGCTAGTGCGGACTTCTGCTCGTCGGTGAGCGCTACGACGTAGCACAGGGCATCGGCCAACGCCATGAGCTGGCCGTGGTTCTTCGCGATACGCGTGGACTTGATGCCGGGCAGCGTGAGCAGCGCCTTTTCGTGGACGGCCGATTGCTCTTCCACTGTCTTGAGGATCTTTGCCTCAGCCTTCGCCGCATTGAGGATGAAGCCCGAGACGGCTTCGGTCGAGAGGCTTTCCAGAGTGATCGCAGCCTCTCGCGTGCGCGGCGTTTGACCGGACGTGTCGAAGTGCAAATGCACGATGCGCTGCAGGATCGGAGCGGAGGCGTTCACGGTGGCGTTTTGGCTGATGACGACAGCGCCGCGGAACGGAGGCTCGTACGTCTCGTTGCCGCCGGTCGCCATGCCTCGGGCGCGCACGCTGCGGCCGTTGTACGCCGTTTTCAGCTCGTCCCAATCAAACGACTTCACGTGTGTTTTGTCCTCGCCGATGCGCTCTCGGTCGGACTCGATCAGGACGACGGGTAGACCCGACACCTGGGCGAAGTTGCGTGCCCGCGCTGCCAGGGACGACTTGCTTGGGTCGAAGCCCTCGTAGTCGCGTCGGCCGAACAGCTTCCAGAGGAATTCGATCAGCGTGGACTTGCCCGCGCCAGCCTCGCCGACGATCTCAAGAAATGGATACGATTTCTGCGCGGCGCGGATCTGCTCGGCGAAAAGCGAGCCGAGCCAGTAGGCCAGTGCTGCGAGTCCCTTGGCACCGAAACACGTCCACAGCAGCTTCAGCCAGTCGTCCTGATACTCCTTCGCGTCGTCGTTGATGGAGAGCGCCACGGATTGATTTAGGGACTTTACGGCCAGCTTGCCGATCTCGAAAAAGTCTTCGCCGTTGATCTGGTGCACGCGACCATCCTTGATGGCGAGATCACCCAGAACGTAGCAACCGTGCTCGCGGCTGTAACCGATGAAGTCAATCGTCTCCACGCTCTTGATGTTGAAGAGCTGGCGCTCCATCATCCGCTCGAGCATGCCGCTCGTTCCGGAATAGACCGCACCCGGGGCGATTCCGAGCAGTCGCTTCTTAAACTCGCTGGCCGTGGAGATCTGCGAGCTGGAGAACGTGTTCTTCACGGCAGGGCCATCGTGCGGGAATTGCACGCGAAAGTAATACCAGCTCTCGTCGGTGATGCGGTTCTGTTGGAAGTACAAGGGCATCGGAAAGCAGTTAGCGATCGGGCGAATGCTTCCCGCCTGCTGCAACGCCTTTTCGCGCTTCTGTTCGTCGTTCATGTCTGCGGCGTGCGGGCCGTCTTCGATCTCGTCGCGAGCTTTGTTGTATCGATCAAGGTCGAACTTGAACCAGTACAGTCGCTTGCCGAATTCAAAGTCGAACTCTGAGCGGTGGCCGTCGCTGTGCGAGTACATGAGCATGCCCTTCTCGCTAGCACTCTTTGCGATAAGCACCGCGCCGTGATGGCGGTACTCAATCAAACCGTCCGTGGATAGACGGTGACGTTTCGCGTTGTCATGGTGCCTGTCGAGCAGGTGTAAGTCGCTCCAGTCGAGTTTGCGTCCTCCGCTCTGCGGGATCTGGGCGGCCGAACACCTCCAGCCTGACTCACGTGCGCGCTCGACGTGCTTGCGGGTAAAACTGCTGCCCGCAGCATCGCCGTCAAGTGCCCAGACGAGGGTAGGGCGATCATTTCCTGATTCAGACAACACCATTGCGAGGTCGCGAAGCGCATGCTCTGGGTAGTTGTTGCACGACATCAAAGCCACGGCCGCTATACCGTGGTGATGGAGGGCGATTGCATCGAAGATGCCTTCGACGAGCCAAAGCTCGCGGACGCTTTGAAATACAAGGACCGGCGGCTTCCACCATTGCCCTTGATATTGGAGGCCGGGATTGAAGCGCGCTTTCTTCTTGCCGAAGCGACCCGGCTTGTCGATGAGTCGCTCCCAATAGCCACCAGCAAACGGAAAGCGCACAGTCGACGTGCCCGCGTTCGCCTCGCGGTCGAAATACTGCTCCTGGGTGTACCACCCGCCGACAACGGAAACGTCGAAGCCGCGTGCCTCCCGCATGTACGCGTCGGCAGCTGCGTTGGGATTGGTTTCGGTGGGCGTCTGGTAGCGATCTGTCCAGCTCTCGAAGAGGTCGGGGTAGATCTCCTTCACGTGACCTTCCCACGCGCACTTACTCAGGCGACCACAACGAAGAACCCACGGTTGTTCGGCGTGCGTGTAAAGCTCCTTCTGGCCGCATTTTGGGCACACCCCTTGGCGCAAGTAGCCGCCGCGTTCCTTGAATTGGTAGTCGTTCAGAAGACGGGGAAGAAGTTCGTTGTGAAGGCTGTCGTTCATGGTCTTGTTCGTTAATACTTGGCGACTTCGTCGGGGTGCAATGCGCGCCAGCGCATGAACGGTTCGCGGATCTCACTCAAGAAAACTGACGCGGCCCTTTCGTCGGCATCCAGCTCGCGCCGCGAACCGACATTGCATTTGAGACGGATAAGCTCGACGGCATCATCCGGAGTGAATGCATGGCCAGAGATGTCCTCGAGCCACGCGAGAAATACGCGGTCGTTACACCAGATACCCGCGAGTCGAGCGAGGCCCTTCATTGGGTGTTCTCCTTCTCCGGATCAAGCGTGTCCGGCCGGAAATTCCGACAGCTCGACAACGAAGGGAACGACCAGGCTTTCCACGGTGAGGCCGAAGCCGTACGTCCAGCCGCCATCCATTTGCGGCAGCGGGCAAACCGTGGGCCGGTAGCCGAGGGCGTGTCCGGCATCGATGGCTTCCTCAAGCGTGCGTCCGCGATGTTCAAGCATGAAGCTCACGGCAGCGGCGGGTACGAGGAACTCGGGGAACGAGGCGGGTAAGCCGAAGGTGCGAATGTTCATCGCGCACCCCCAAGCCACGCGACGATGCGTGCTATTGCGCGACGAATGCCGCGCTGGCGAACATACGGGCCTTCGATGGTGTAGCCGCCAAGGGCAGAGCGGTGAATCAGGTCACTACGGATATTGCGGTGGCGCATGATTACTCCAGCTGTGGTTATTCGCGGTCGCCGGCGGCGAGACGCTTTACGTCGGGCCTGGTGAACTCGCGGGGTTGTGGCAGCGGCGGGGCCGGCCGGTTTAGGGCGCAGCGGGCGACGATTGCCAAAGTGGTTCGCATGAACGGGGAGAGCGCTTCGACCGGCGTTTCTTCCAGCCCCATCGCTCGTTGTGCGCGACGCAGCTCATCGGGCGAAAAAACATCTGCATTCATCGTTGTCGCCTTCCGTTCAAGAAAATTTGGGCAAAAAAATCCCCTCGCGCCGTAGGGGGCACGATGCGAGGGGCAACTCGGGGTGATTCGGTTTTGCGCGTTACGCGGTGCTGTTCAGCAGATCCAACTGTCGGTCGTCGTCATGCTTTAGCTTTGCCTTGCCCGCCGGGATGAACACGGTCGGGTCAGGTGACTGACTCGGTGCCAGCGTGTGAACTATCGAAAGCAACGCCATACAGGTGAAGGCGCATTCGACGTTCTCGCACTGGTAGTACAACTGGCTTGTCTGACGAGTCACGGTGCGGCTGGTGCGGATCTTCAAACGTTGCGCGCAGTGTGGGCAGCTCAGTTTCATTGCGCGCTTCCTTGCTTCTTGACTTCGTACATCGCGCGACGCCTGCCAGCGACGCGCTCCATCTGTTCACGCATGCGGGCCTTCAAAAGCCACGTTGCGGCCTCTTCGATGCTCGGCAGATTTAGCGTCCCGCGGATTTCTTCGATCAACTCCAGCTCGCTGTCGCTAACGGCAATTTCAAGTTCCGGCATCTGATGAGCGGCTCTTCGTCGACTTCGATTACGCAGCGTCGCGCGATACATTGCTCGCCAGGCCGAACGCTTCGGATGCCTGACGCAGCAGCAGCTGGCGGGCGAGCGTGGCCGGCTGTTCGCCGAGGTACTGCGCCATCGAGGTGATGACGGCCCATTCGGCATCGTTGAGCCGGAGCGTCATACGGTTATCGCGGATACTTTTCGGATCGGGATACACGGCGACCTCCATTCGGAGCGGACTAGGGGCGGGCGTCAGCTTGTGGCTCGTAGGCGGCTAGGCCGAGAAGAATGAGGCGTCGCGCCATGCTCGACGTCGAGCAATTTTCTGCGCGGGAGATTTGAAGGACGTTGGCGCGCTCTTCGGGCGTAAGGCGGGTGTAGATCGGCTTATCCGACATAACGCCCCGCGGAGCGCGGCGTAACGGCTTCTTTTCAGCTGTCATGACGATATACTTGGGAGAATTAACCTTGCACAAACACATTATTTGCAGAAATCTGCAATGTGTCAATATGGATTTGCAGAAATATGCAAATTAACGAACGACTCGCTGCAGAGCGAGAGCGTCTCCGGCTGACTCAAACTGAGATGGCGAAGCGGCTGGGCGTGGCTTTTCGCACCTACTGCGACTACGAAGCCGGTAAGAGCCAACCGAAGGCGGGCACACTTGCAGCTGCGAGGGAGATCGGCGCGGACGTCATGTACATCCTTACCGGTGAGGTGGGTGAATCGGCCCTGTCGCTGGAGGAAGCCAATCTTCTGGCGCGCTATCGAGAGGCGTCTGATGCCGTCAAGGCGGCCGCACTTGGCGCGTTGATCGGGGGCGCAGCGCCTGCCGGTGTCCAGCAGACTTTCCACAGTGGTGTGAATATCGGCCAAAACGTCACCGGTGATGTGACTGGTTCGAGCACGTTTGCCTTCGGCGCTGAAAAGAAAAAGAAGTAGGTTGTGCTTCTTGCCGCGTGGCGGCATGTATGCAGAAATTAGGAGTACTTGCGTTGTAGCGAAAACTTCAACGCGCGGTTTACTTGCCGTGCGTCATCTGAAGTGGACCGCAAATTGTTTACATTTGCAGTATCGTTCCGCCTCGGCTTAACAGCCACCGCAGTTCCGTCAACGGGACTCGACGTTTCAGCAACATTCAATGCAGTAGCGTGGATCGGCTTCGTCCTACGCGTAGCGTGCAATACGCCCATTTCGCAGCACATCGCGAAGCGGCGAGAGAAAAAAGATCAGTTGGGAATCGACCGACGCGTGAATGTCACCGTCGGCGGGGGCATTCGAGGATGAAAGAACAGCACTTCACCGGCGACGTGGGGCAAGTCGCGGCCGGCAATGCAGTAAGCCACACACACGGGCCGTCACAACGCAACGTCATCAACATTCATAACGGCGCGTCCACTGTGCCATCTGCACCCATTACTGAGTTGCAGCGACGGGCTATTGCCGCCAAGGTCTTCGAGGTTTCAAACGCATCGGATCTCGACACCATCGATATCTATCGGATCATCCTTGCCGAATTCGGGGCGGAGAAGATACGTGAACTTCCGAAGTCGGAGTATCGGGCTGCGATGGAGTTGTTGGCGCAGCTTGAGAAGGAGGCGGGTGCTGGACCTTCGACGGAGACTCGGGAAACGCTCACGGTCATCGAGGCTCATCCGCAGCCCGTGATCGCCCCAGTGAACTCAGAGTCCTATCAGGACTGTCCTCATTGCGTAGACGCCACCGCACGTGTTGATCATGCGATTCGGAAGATGAAGACCGCCCGCACTCTCGCCGGGGTGATGACATCTGCATTACTGGTAGTGCTGGTGGGGGGCGCGGTGCTGACATATACCGGCACGCCGAAGGCTAAATCACTGGTGCCTACTCCACCTGTTTGCCAGTTTGGTGGTGCCGCCTATTCCATCGGAAGCGTGGTTGCTGCGCAGGGCAGCAAAGCTCGGGAATGTAAGCCCGACGCCAAAGGAGCTGGTGCGCATTGGGAAGTGTCTGCGCAGCCATCGGTGAAGCGGTAGCTCAACGAGCGTCTTGTATGCGCGGTGCTTTGATGTGACCGGGGGCGAACTTCAGGTCAACGTTTGTGATGAACTTCGGGGGGGGAATGAACACAATCGCTGCTAACGACGACGAGTCGTCCGTTGCCAACGCGGGGTTTAAGTCGGATAAGTTGGATCGCTTAGGCTTAGCGGAGCACCTAACAAGATACATCTGTCGACTAAAAAATGGGGCCGTGATTGGTATCGATGGACCGTGGGGATCGGGGAAGTCCTGGTTCGCTCGGAACTGGCGCGACCGGTTGCGAAGCCAAGGTTTCAAAGTTGCATACATCGACGCATTTCAGGACGACTACACCGACGACCCTTTCACGCTTGTGGCCTCTGAAATCAACCTGCTGATCAAGAGTTCAGGAAATGATGGTGAGAAGCGGGCCAGAGCATTTGTGGAGAAGGCTGCCCGTGTAGCAACAGTGATCGCACCAGCAGCCGGCAAGATCGCAATCAATGCGGTCGGAAAAGTTCTTGGAACGACGGGAAATCTATCGGACGTTGGTCAAGATATCGCGACCGCGATTGCGGATAGCTCCGGTGGGAGTGCGGAGCAATGGATTCGCAAGAAGATCGAGGGTTATGTTGAGGACAAGCGTAGCCTAGCCGAATTTCAGAACGACCTGAGAGAGTTTTCGAAGCTTTCTGACAAACCCGTGATCGTAATGGTGGACGAGTTGGATCGTTGCCGCCCCGACTTCGCCGTCGGTCTGATTGAGCGAATCAAGCACCTATTCGACGTTGAGAATCTGGTGTTCGTGCTGCTCATGAATAGGAGGCAGCTGTCGAGGGCCGTTGAGGGTGTGTACGGGGTTGGTGATGAGGCTCCTGCCTACCTAAGCAAGTTCATCAACATCTACTTTCAATTTCCGGTCGCAACCGTTGCGCATGGATCACAGTCAGCGATTCGGCGATTTACCGATAGCGTACTAGCACAGTATGAGTGGTCTTCGCCCCAAACGCCTTTTGCCGATGCGCTTGTCGAAATTTCTCCTTTCGTAGATTTCACTCTCAGAGACATTGAACGTGCTGTCGCGTTGTATTCGTATGCGCATCCCACACGGCTCTCAGCTCGGGGTCTTACCTATATTGCAGTGCTCAAGGTGAAGCGCCCCGCCGACTTTCAGCGCATTGTTGCTGGCGACGATGGCGTGCACCTGTCGCTTTTCGAGTGGTTGATTGAACTCGAGAAGCGTGCGATTGCTGACGATCATTCCCACGCTCGAAAGCAGATGAGGATGGCAATGGCTATTCACTGGCCGTACTTAACTATTGCGGATCAGGAGAAGTATTCGAGCGAATTCAGCGCAGAGTTCAACGAACGATGGAGGATCGAAAAGCACTTCTGCACGCAGCTAGTACAAGCGATCGATATCCCCATCGAGTGACGGCCCAGGGATATTCATTCGACATTGACATCGTTGGTGTCGCGAGAGTAAAGCGGATTTTTTGGGAAGACCTTTAGGAGACCACACGTGAATCACCGTAGAACACCGAATGACAACGATCATCAGGATCATGACCGCAATAACGATCATTCTGATGACCGGAATGGCCGCTTCATCTATGATGACACGGGGCATCGCAGCGAACGTGTTTCGAACACGTTCCCGCCGCCGCCGCCGCTGGATTCTGGAGATGACAATGGGGATGACCAAGGCTGAACGAGATTGTCACGGATTGCTGTTCGACATTCGTCGGTCGATTCGATATCACAATCGACGTAGGGCGTTTTTTGATCGCCTCGACCAAATGACAAATATGCTTTCCGTAATTTTCGGATCGGCTGCCGTGTACGGAGTCCTTGAGCAGCAGTACAAGGCCGTCGCCTTGATTGCTGCCGGACTGGTGACCGCGCTGTCGGCGATCAATCTCGTTGTTGGATCGTCGCAGCGCGCACGCGCTCACGCAGAGCTTGCTCGCCGGTTTATCGGACTTGAGAAGCATATGGTGAACTCCGTGCATGACGATGCGCTGGCGTTGGCGGCTCAGTCGGAGCGACTGTCGATTGAAGCTGAAGAGCCACCGGTGCTTCACGTCCTCAATGTGTTGTGTCACAACGAGCAAATGCGCTCGATGGGATATCCGCCTGAGCGATTAGCAAAGGTTGGCTTCTTCCAACGCTTGTTTGCCCAGGTTTTCGATTTTCAACAGCACAAACTTCGTCCCGGCTCATAGGCAAAGTCCTCGCAAGTATCAAAACCCCGCCAGTTGAACGGTGGGGTTTTTTATTACCCGTCAGATTTCTCGTCCGGCACTTCTGTAGCCTTAATCTCCAGCTCGATCTGCGTCGTGAATCCGCCGTTTGAGTCGAGTATGTGCCGGGTCTTGGCGAGAAGCCAATCGGTGTTGTCGATCTGGGGCTTGAAGCCTCGCACGGACACCGGCACCTCGGGGAACAGCTTAGCGTTGCCGCGTGCGAGCGTCATCGAGAAGGTCGCGACGCCACGTTGTATCCGTTGCCACTCGGCACGCGCGGCGCGCAGCGCGTTGGTCTTGCTTGCGTAGGTGTGCCGCAGCTCCTTCGTGTTTCCAGTCGGCTCAACGACCGGTGCGAGAGGGGTCTTTTTCTTCGTCTTACGATTCTTCTTCGTGGGCTTCGGTGCACCCGTTGACGTCGAAGTACTCCCTTCGGCAATGGCCGTTACCACGACCTGTCCCTTCTTGGCCGCTCGCGTGTCCTGGAAATACGCGACCACGGAATCGTACGATTCTCGGTCTGCAACGGAGAAGTGATGCTGGTCCCCGAGCTGGCGGGTGATTGTTAGCGGTGAGAGCGGCTTACCCGATGCCGTCAACGACTGGCCCAGCTTCGTGAACAGCAGCTTGTCGGCTTTAACGGTGGCGATGGCGTCGAACATCTTGGCCACTCGGGTGAGGAAGCTCGCGTCAGATTCGCCGGTCTGGTCGATGTGCGACAACAACTGATTTGCCAGCGCCGAGGCGATCATCGCGCCCAGGTTGTGACGCTGGGCAATGATGTTGACCAGGTCGAGCAGCGAGACGTTGTGATACGACGATTCTCGCTTCTTCGTCAGACCGGAGCGCAGATCGGCGCTGCGTGCGCGTATGACGATGCGATCAGGTGGCCCGGTGTGGGTGATTTCATCGACAGTGAACTTACCCTTGTCGATTAGACCCTCGTGTTTCCACCCGAAGGCCACCGCGAGTTTCGCGCCGCGCGACGGCAGCTCGAGCGTGCCGTCGGAGTCGTCCAGTTCGATATCGAGCTGGTCCGCTTCGAACCCTCGGTTCTCCTCCAGAGACAAGCTGACAAGCCTGCCGGTGAATGCGCCCGTTATGTCCTTGCCATCCTTGGAGATGCGATAGACGGGCACGGGCACCATGTCGTCCTGTGCACCGAGCAACTTCCCCGCCATGCCCACGACACTACCAGCCATACCCACGGCACTGTCTGCCGGACCGGCGAGGCTTCCCAATGCTTCAATCACAGTACCTTCCCCACCACTTTGCCGACAGATCCGCTGACGACATCGCGGGCAAGGTCGCTTGCGATATTGCCCGCGAGGCTACCCACAACGCCACCAGCAACGCCACCGACCAGTCCGCCCACAGCATCGCCGACGGCACCGCTAACCAGCCCGCCCACGCCCCCCAAGGCTCCGCTCACGAGGCCACCGACACTTCCGAGAAGATCGCCCGCCATACCACCCAGCAGGCCCGTCGCGAGTCCCAGGAGACGCAGATCGTAGTTGTCCGTGCGTTTGAACGTCGCGGTGAAGTCGATGCGGCGGGCGGCACCATTGTCGAAAAACAGCGTGCTGGTGGTCTCCAGGCCCTCGAGCGCGTAAATGCCGTAAATGTTGCCGGTGCCCTCGAGTAGCGGCCACGCCTTACCCTGGGAGCCGAGCGTCTCGAGCATCTTGAGCGACATCCGGCCGCCCGTCAGCTCAGGCAGCAGCGTGCCGCGTAGCGTAATCGGTTCTTCGTCCGCGCCAAGAAATTGACGGGAAGGACGCAATCCGATGCGGGGATTCGCGGCATAACGCCAGTTGAGCTGGCGCGACAGTTCCTGGTAGGAGACGGTGCTCAGCGTGAATACGAAAAGCCCGTAAGCCATCATCATGATGCGTTCCTCAATCCATATCACCGAAGCGAGAGCGGGCGCGGGCGGCGTCCTTGCGCTGTAGCTCAATGATCTTTCGCTCGACCAACTGCGCGAGCTGCGACTCGTTCATCCCCGGTGCTGCGTGAATGTGGATCTCGTAGTGGTTGCCGGCGGCCGGCGCAGAACTCTTAAGCGGCGAGGAGATCGGCGGGCGCATGTCGAACGCCGTGCTTGCCAGAGCGGGCGAGCTAGCAACGATCGCCAGGCCGGCACCCGCCCCGGCGATCTGGCGTGCGAGCTGTTGAACGGCAGACAGTGGCCCGTCCTGGTTGCCTGTGATTCCCTGCTCGAGCCCCGCCATCGTGAAGCCGCCCAGCTCAGCGAATACGCGGCTCGGAGAGTGGATGCCGAGCTTCTCCTTGAACCAGGACACCGTTCGCTCGCCCAGCCCTACAACGGCGTCTTTGACATATGACGCCGCCGAGGTGATGCCGTTGGCCAGGCCTTGCACGATGTTGGCACCGAACTCGCTGAATTTGCTCGGCAGCTCCACACCGAACCAGCTCATGACGCCGGCGAACGCCCGGTAGAAGATGCCGAGCGGCGACCAGTTGAGAATCAGTGCGGCGACGCCGCCAATGCCCCCGCTGAACGCTGCCTTAATTTCGTTCCAGACGCCGATGAAGAACGCCTTTACCTGGTCCCAATTCCGATAGATGAGATAAGCGGCGACGGCGATGGCGGTCAGAGCGAGGCCAATCGGTGTCGTCAGTAACATGCGCCCCATCCACAGCAGCGAGCTGCCAACGAATCGAATGGCCCCACCGAGCAATCGCATGACGGTCGACAACACGCCGCCCTGAATGCCGGCCGCCTGCATCATGAATCGCATGACAGCGAGGGGGCCGAGCACTGCCGCCAAAGCGAGCATCGCTGGCCCGATGAGCAGCAGCGCACCTGCGATGCCGGCAATCGCCACCATAGCCACTTTGGCGACAACGCTGTGGCGTTCCATGAAACCCGTCAATCCCTTGACGACGCTTGAGAGACCCTCGACTCCACGTGCGTACATCGGCAAGACGCGGTCGCCCATCTCGAGCCACAAGTCGTGAACACGCGCGTGCAGGTCCAGCTCTTTGCCGGTCGGGCTGTCCTTTGCCAGCTTGTCGAGCGTGTCGATATCTGCCGCCCCACGATTGAGTTTGGCATTCTTGTGAATCTGCTCGCGCTGCAAGTACATCTGGCCGAACAGATTGGACGCGGTGCGATTAGAAAAGATGCCCCCGATGGCGTCGAGTACGTCCTGCTTTTTGGTCACGCCGTTGGCCGCAAGTTGGGGCAGCAGCACCTTTTCCATCCATTCGAATTGATTGGTGAGAAACAGCTCACTGCCCTTGATCGCTCCAGGGTTCACATAAGAGACTTGCCCTGCCTTATCGTGTTTCACCTTTGTCTGGTCAGAGATCAGACCCAACTTGTCCAGGTTCTGCGTGACCCGTTTGGTCGTGCGGCCTTGGTATAGGTTCTGATACGCGCTCATGAGCGCCGTGCCCACCCGGTGTCCGCCCATTTCTTGCACCAGTGGTTCGAGCTGGTTGTAAAAGCCATCCGACTCAAGGCCCTTGGCGGCGAGACCACCTGTCTTGATGACATTCAACCATTCCTCAGGGCCTACGCGTCCCCCCGTCGCGGTGAGCACTTTCTGCACCATATTGGCTTGATTCGCGAACTCCGCGTCGCTTGCGAGGCCACCGCGCAGTTCGATGACCTTGAGCATGTCCATGAACTTCTTGTCGTTCTCCTCGCCCTTTTCCGCACCGTAAAGCGCCTTGTTTGCGAATTTCATCTTCGCGAGCAGCGGCGTGACCATTTCAGCGTGATGTGCGTCCGCGAACACTGACAGTGCATCGCGCATGAGTTCGACGTTTTCCGTTCGGCTCGTGCCGTACGTCTTCAGTTGCTTCGCAAGCCCAATGGCCTCTTGAGAGTCCTTTTCGCCGAGACCGAGCGCGCGTACACGTTGCATCTCGGTGAACATGTGCTTAGCTTCTTGAAGCCCGCTTCTGACAGGCATGCCAAGCGCCGCGCCGGCGGCAGTGGCACCGACGCCAGCACCGGCCATTGCCCCGGCCGTCGAGCGCAGTTTGTCGCGCCGCTCGCGCGCTGCGCCCATACGCTCCTCTTGCTTTTGCAGCTGTGCCAGCCGCTCGCGCTGAGTGACCAATACGGAGTTGGTTGAAGCGATATCGCCACGTAAGGCGCGTTCATGTGAACCCAGGCTGCGCGTGCTGACGCCAGCTGCCGACAGGCGATCTCGCAACGCCTGGAGCTTCTGACTTTGCTGCTGGTGCTGATTGTTCAGATCGCGTGCAGCCCGCACGGCCGCATTGAACTCGCGCGTCATGGCGCGCGTGGGCGACTCCGTTTCCTTGATGCCGCGTGCGAGCTGCTGCACGCGCTCTTCGGCGGCGCGCAGGGCTGAGCTGGTGCCACGCAGACCCTTGTGGAGTTCGCGGAACTCGCCGACCGTCTTCTGCGTTTTCTCGAGTTCTTTGAGGCGGTCGCGTGTCTCCTTGAGACCACGCGACATCTCCTTGTTGGTGCCGAGAATTTTCCGCGTGTTAGCGGTCATCTGGTCGACTGTCTTCCACAGCACTTCGAGCTGCAGCTTTCGCCCTGCGTCGCTCATTCGTCGGTTGCTCCGCTACGTACTCGGGCGCGTTCGCGCCACTTGATGAGATCGGTAAGGCTCCAGTCATCCATTGCGGACGGCTGGAAGCCGAATATCACTGCAACGTCGGCGAAGGCGTCGTCGACGTCTGCTGGTATGCGTCGGCCTTCACCGATTTCGGAGCCAAAAAACCGGTCACCGCCATTCCGAGCTGCATCAGGTCTGCGGGGTCCATGCGGATGACTTCCTGCTCCGACAGCGTCGGTGTCGTGATGCGCGGGAGTACCTTGAAGAGTGTCGATACGTCCATATGTGCGAGGTCGACAAGGTTCACGCCGCGCAGCTCGCCGGCACCGGGTTTGCGCACTTCGACCTGGTCGATTTTGTTGTCGCCGCGCTGGATCGGGGTATCGAGGGTAATGACTTCTTTCATGATGAAAACTCCGGGGCTATTGAAGCGTAGAAGGGGCCGGTGATGAGCCGGCCATAGGGATTACAGGCCGATGGCCTTTCGCTGTTCTGCGAGCCGGTCGACGCCGTTCACCATCTCGATGAAGTTGACGAGATCGATCTCGACAGTGACCGTGCCGTTCACGGAGTACTTGAAGTACGTAACCGCCATCGTCGTCTTGAAATCGCTCTTGTCGCCAGCCTTGGACGAACCGGGGTCGATTTCCTTATAGCGACCGCGCAGCACGACCTCGATAGCGTCACCAGAGCCTTCGCTATCGTCGTCCTCGATGTAGCCGGCAAAGCGCAGCATCACGCCGTCGATCTTCGAGATGCCCCACTGGTCGTACACCTGGCGCATCGGACCGGCGTAGGTCTGCGATGACTCCATCTTCTCCATGCCCAGGTCGACCTCGACTTCGCCGTTCATGCCGCCGGTGCGAATGGCCTCGACTTTGCGGGCGAGCTTCGGAACCGAGAATTCCGTGCATTTGCCCATCCAGTTTTCGCCGTTGTGGAAGACGTTGAAGTTCTTGAGAATTTTCGGCAATGCCATGTTCGTTTCTCTCTAGTGACGTCGATTAGGCGGCTTGCGCGACCTTGGCCGCGAAGTCGACCAGGTATCGATCGGTGATGCGCTGACGGAACTGGAGGTTCTCCAGCGGCGGGACCGGCGTGTAGTCGTAGTCGATGAACAACTGGCCGCTCTTGAGCGTCTCCTTCGTGTTGGCCGTCTCGTCATACCAGGCAGCTCCGCCGATCAGATAACCCGCATTGACCATCGAGCGAAGCTTCGCGTTGATGCTCTCGATGATGTCGCGCGCCAGCGATGGGTTCAGCGGGCCGTCGACCGCCCAGAAGTGCGCCTCGGCCATCGTGTCGGCGAGGATCTGCGCGGTGCGGGTGTAGTTCTCGAAGGCGAAGAGCGGATCTGCCGAGCAGGTGCGCGAACCCCAGAAGCGGAAGCCCATGTGATTGATCAACGTGGTGACGTCGTGGCTGTTCAGGAAGCCGGAGTCGGTCGATGGGTCTTGCAAGTCCCAGAAGACGTCTTTCGAGAGTCCGGTGACACCGTTGACCGGCACGTTCGAAAGCGTCTTGTGCCAGCCCGTCTCGTTATCGATCTTGGCGCGCATACCGAGTGCACGCGCAACGGCGTAGGCCGATGCTTCGGCGTTCTTCGTGGTATCCCAGCTCACGAAGTCCGGCCAGATCAACATCGTCTCGCGTGCGCCGAAGTTCTCGCGATAGGTGACGACTTCTTCCTTCGTCGCACACTCCCACGCCGACGCGTATTGGAAAGCGCGAAGCTTCTGCGCCAAGCCGGTCAACTCGGACGATACGGCGAGGCTGTCGAAACCGGGCACGCCGAGAATGCGTGGCTGCACACCGACCTTGTTCTTTGCCGAGAGCAACGCTTTCATGCCCGTGTATTTGCCGTCGGCAGACGTGCCGCCGATGATGGCCGAGGTGGTCTCGGCGTCGGTAGCCCCTTCGGCCACGCGCACGATGACGGTCGCACAGTTGGTCTGGTCGGCAATGGCGTCGAGCGCCGGCGCGAGCGTACCCTTCGTGCCCGCCTTGGCGAGAGCGGCCTGCACGTTGGTCTTCAGAACCGGCGTATTGAGCGGATATTCGGTCGCATCGGCATCTTGAGACGTGACCACCATGCCGATGACGGCGGTTTCGATGGTACGAATGGGACGCGTGCCATCGTTGAGTTCAAGCACGCGTACGCCGTGGTGATAATCGCTTGGCATTCAGATCCTCCGGAGGTGTTGGAAAGCCTGCCGGTAGGATCACTCGCGCTCGCGCGAGAAGCACGTGTTTAATGTTGTCGTGGACTGACACACAACAACTACCGAAATCGGTGACGCTATCATTACGCACCACACGTTTATCGGCACCCAGAAAATGGACAGCTATTACACACTTCCCTGGTTTACACGTCACAGCGTACTGTTGGCTGTATTCCTAATCGCAATACTTTCTTTCCACATTTTCCTGGTCTATGCGCCAGGGTTTCGGCTCAATAAAAGAGGATGGAAGCTCACCGAGTATGTCTATCTATTTGTCGGGGCTCTCGGGCTTTTCTGGGCAGTTACCAACACTCGGGTGTACGTTGCGCACAACATGTTAGAGACGGCAGACCATAGCGCTAGAAGCAGCTATGATTTTGTCAGGTCGGATATTGGCTCCACCTATGTTCGGCAAACTTGCAGGACTTTCGTGAAGTCTGAGTATTCGCCACCAGAACCCGCGTTTTCCCTCTCCCAGCGTCAGTACGACGCCGCGTGCGAATGGTTTAAATCCTTCGCAAAACGGATGCCGGCGCAGCCGCCTGCGTCCGAGTCAGATTTTTCCGCGATCTTAGCCGACTATCATGCTCATCCCTCGTCTTCCGACACCGAAGTCAAGGACATTTACAGCTTGGCGGAAAGTCGTTTGAATTGGGTCTTGGACGCATATCGGCAGCGGGAGGAAGTGAAAGCAGAGGCTGAACCATCCATGAATGAGAGAGTAGCCAGTGTGCTCGCGCCGTTCCTGCTCGCCCTCGCGATTGCGCTCAGAATTACGAAGGTTTCTGGCGAACTTCGGTTGGAGCGAAGGGACGCTGAGGGGCGAGATACGCAGAGAAAGCAATGACTTTATCGGCCATCTGGTTCTCATCTTCATGCAGTTGATCTGTTGGTTCGAAATGCACGCAAGGGAACGGCCACTCACGAAACGAAAATGGCCAGTTCCCCTGCAGTTATATTAGGCTTTGTCAGCGTCTAGAAAGTCGCCTAACCATCCGGCCAAGAAGATGAAGAAGGTTACGAGCAAGCATCCCGTCGCCGACCAGCCATTGCCAGCCGTTGTCTCGGCGAGTGCACCAAGAATCCATCCGAGCTGCGCAGCGTGCCAAACGAAGCGATTTGCGAGTGCATTTTCCATGTGATACTCCGCATACCGGGAGCGCACCATTGCTCTCCCAGAGAGTATAGAAAGATCGCAAACGTCACTCACGCGACCGAACCCAGTAAACGAAGCCGAGTCTCGGCAATGTCCGCATAGGCCGGTTCCAGCTCGCAGCCAATCCAAAAATGCCCTGCGTCGCTTGCTGCTTTCAGGAAAGTGCCACTGCCGGCGAACGGGTCAAGCACCGTGGAGCCGGGAGGAACGAGACGGACGACCTGGCGCGCTAGTTCCTCGGGTTTCTGCGTCATATGCTGTTTCGGACGCGGAAGACGCTCGGAAAACACGCCGGGCAGAAACGTTCCCGATTCTTTCGGCAGGCTCCCACGCGAAGCCCAGACCATGTATTCCGCTTGAGCAGCGAAGCCGCCACGGCGGGGCCGTGCGCAGCCTGGCGTCTTATCCCACACGGCCACGCCATGCCAGATGAATCCGGCCCCCTGCACCGCATCGGTCAGGCTGGGCAATTGACGCCAGTCGACAAAGCAAACGAGGTAGCCGCCGGGGCGCGTGATGCGATACGCCTCGGCCAGCCACGTCATGCACCAGAACGTCCACGAACGCTGGTCCTTGTTGTCGTGAGAGAAGTCTGGGTAGAGGCCGTTCGAGCTGTTGATGTACTTCTCGCCAGGCGGGCGCGCACGCGAACCGCTATGCAGCCCGCCAGACGAGTACGGTGGATCGGTGAACACCAGGTCGATGCTCTGGTCGGGCAAGCGCCGCATGACGCTCAACGCGTCTTCACGGAATACGCGATTTAGAAAATCAGCGAGATGCTGGGGGCCCTTGTTGCTCATGTGAGAGTGTCCTCATATCCGACGCTCTGTGGCGCGCTGGTATGGGGCTCTCGGCCCTCAGAAAATTCAGCGTGCCGCAACGGGCACATTTGATGGAGAGGCGAACGTACTCGCCTTCTCCGAGCTTGCGGTTGCACGAACCGCAGCGGATCTCCTGCATGGAATAGCCTTGCACAATTGTGGTAAGGTTTCGCGGCCTGTCGACAGGTGGCGCGGCCTTGCCAAACTTGCAGGGATGTTCTGCGAGGGCGGGGCGTGCCGGGTGTTAGCGCACCAGGCACGCCGCCGCGTCTTTTCTCTCCGGCCTATCAATACCCTGGCCGAATGAACCAAGCTTGCACGGATTTCGGCAAGGACTCCTCGAAGTACAGCGAATATCTCGGGTCGTCGCTCGGAATTGCTCCCTGATTGGGATAGCTTTCGATTTCCTGTGGGTTGCCGAAAACCCTCACAATCTTCTGTTCGGTGCCGTCTTCGAATTGGACGTGAACGATGGATGCCATTTTGATTGCGCCTTAGAACGTATATCCGCTTGTCGACATGGAAAACGACGCAGCACTGCCGCCGCTCAACGCCGTCTGGTAGTAGATGGTTTGTGGCGTGACAATATCGATGTCAAACGATGACGATTCGACGCCATTGGCGATTGCGATAGTCCCGGACACCTGGCGCTGTCCAACACCGTTGCTCGATGACGAGAATTGCATGTTCATGTACGCGCCGGCGGATGCGTTAGCGACGCCAGCATTGCAGGCAACTGACTTTGCATTTTTGGGGACTGCAATCGCGATGTTGAGCGGCGTAATTGCCGTCCAGGCCGAAGCGGCCAACACTCCAACGGTTGCAGTGAGTACCCGACGACCGATCACAGTGGCGGCTTGGAATCGCCTCGATCCATCAGTCGGAAGAACAGCGACGAGCGCTGACGCCGTGAAACCCTCGGGCATGTAAGCTCCAGTGTAGGTCTCGGTGACGGCCGTCACAGTAGCGTTTTGCCCCAGCGTGCCTCTTGCATCCGTGTCGGGGTTGAAAATCTCGTAGTAGGCAACGAAGCCGCTAAGCGGTGCGGCTCCCGTATCCATTCCATTCACGCCTGTTTTTGACAGATCGAGCGTGCTATTGATTTTCGTAAGGCAGTAGCGCAGTCCGCCGAGTGCGGTTTGAACGGTCAGTTCGTCGGCTGAGAATGTTGCAGACGTTGTTGGTGCATCGATGACGATCTTCGCATTCCGCGAAGCTCCGACGACACCGACAATCTGACCCAACTGGGCAGCATGATCTGTTTGGGTTGCCTGGGCCACCTTAAAGGCGTTTTTGGTTGATCCGCCAATTGCCGCGAACCGAGCATCAGCTTCGTTTTTGGTGTAAGCATCGCCCTTCATCGCGTATTGCGTGTGTGGATCGGCAGCGTCTCCGTGCGTTTTCATCGCGACGGCGAGGGCCTTGTCGGCATATTCACGGGTCGCAAGGATGACACTCGGATCAATCTTAAGCTCGACATTCACGCCGCTGGAGTTGATGAGGACCATCCGCACGGACTGCGTTTTGCCGGAGCCTTCGGGCAGCGTTGGCTTGTATGTCGGTGGGGCATTCGAGACGTAGCACAGGTCTCCGTCTTCATCGAACAGCCCCAGCTCGCGAATCCACTTCCCGCCCTCGGTCTCGGGAATGACTTGTTCAGCGATGAGTTGCGACGGGGCTTTCGGGTCCACGTCGAGGGAGTTCAGCGCCGCACGACGCCACTCTCCGAGCAGCGCTTTCTGGCTCGTCTTCGGGGTGGGTACGGGGGCGTTGTCACCACCGCCGTCGCCAATGGCAAGCGCGACATATTTTCGCGGCAGGCCGAGGGCTTTTGCGTTTGCATCTTTGGCGTTGCCAACGTCGGTGGCAATAGCGAAGTAGGTCGCAGTCATGGGTAGACGGTCAGGGTTTCGATGATGTGAACGGCAGCGCCGACGTAAGTCGGGCCGTCAACAGCGACGGCTTCAGGGGTGTACGGGTAGACCGTAAGCTCTTCGCCGAAATACGCGGCGGCGCCGTTGTACTGATAGCCCCGAATCTCGAGGCTGATATTCATTCCTGTTAGATGGCGGCTGGCGGGCTTTACGTCGTCAATGACACGCACCAGCTCGTTGAACATCTCGTCGGTGATGCCGGTGTCGAGTACTCCAATGCGCAGATGGAACGTGCCGCGCCTGCCGACGGGCTGTTCCTGCCACCACTCGATGACTTCAATGAGGTAGCCCATTGGCTCGACGGCACGACGTAGGGCCGTGATGGTGCCCTTGCGCTTATGCAACCAGAAGCTCTTGCGGATGACCTCGCGTTTGGTCGCCTCCGGCCAGGCTTCGTCCCAGCGGTCGACAGAGACTGTCCATGCCAGGATCGGTAGGAGGGCAACAGGGCACGTGCGCAGGTTCCACAGATCGCGTAGCGGCACCGGTACGCGCTCAATGTCGGATAGCGCGACCGCTACAGCACGCTCTAGCGCGGTAGCGTTGGCAGGGAGTAGCGATTTCTTCATTGCGCCGCCACGAGTTCAGCCGAGACCGAGCCGAGCAGCGTCCCGTCTTCCTGTTTCAACCGTAGCGTGATGCGCGTGCAGATCGCTGCCTCTTCCTTATTGCGGGCGATGTTCTCCGGCGGCGACACGATCTCGACGTTGTCCACGCCTTCGACGCCCAGCGCCGCGTCGATCTTCGCGCGATAGATGCTCTGGCCCAGGCGTCGACGTGCCTTGGCATACGCCTTGGCGTTGGTCATTGCGGCGGGGAGCAGAAGCGCTTTCTCTGGACTGGAGTCTGCGACGATAAGGTCCGCGTCAATCTCGTAGAGGACGACTCTTGCGGCCTGCACCGTGACGCGGTCGCCGACGGGGCGCAGATCCTCTTCACTGAGCTTTTTCCTGACGGCGGCAAGCGCCTCCTCGGGAACAGTGCCGTCGTCGGCCGCGCCTAGGGCGGTGATCAGGATGTCGCATGGCTCCGGACTCACACATGATGCGTCCGCCACGCGTCCGTCCGCCGAGCGTGAGTGAAACTCGTACGCTTTCGTCGGCCCAGCGATCGATAGGCCTTCATAGGCGTTTTGAGCGCGCTCAAGCAGCGCGTCGTCGTCTTCGCCGACGGCTTCGACCGGAGGGTTTGCGTCGGGGTCGGCAGGGACAATCGTCAGCCGTTCAACTTCGAAGAACGCCACGAGGTTCTCAAGGTCATTGCCTTTTGCGTACGGCAGCATGACAGCCTTGGCCGCTTCGTTCACGCGCTGGCGCCACCCCGTTTCGCGATAGCTGTTTTCCTCAAACAGCTTGGTCAGCATCTCGGACTCAAGCTCGAGCGTCGCCGCGACGGTCACTCGCATTTCCTCGGGCACCAGCAAGAGCAGGCTAGCCTTTCGTGCATTCAGGATGGTCTCGAAGTCGAGCGGCTCGACGACATCCGGCGCGGGCAGCTTCGAGAAGTCGACTAGGGCGCTCATGCAGCACCTCGCCCCAAAGCGACGCTTGCGGACACAGGCGACGAGTCGCGCCCGCCGTCGATACGGTCGGCCTCAAAATCCACGGTGGCCTTGCCGATGTCGTCGCCGGTGCCAATGTTGAACGTGAGGCGAGTGAGAGACAGGCGCGGCTCCCAGCGCGTAATCGCCAGGACGCATGCAGCCTGAATCAGCATTCGGGTGTAGTCGTTGCTCGGCTGGTCGATCAGCTCGGGCACGATGGAGCCGTACTCACGTCGCATGACGCGCGAGCCAACGGGCGTTGTCAGAATGTCCGACACGGACTGCTTGATGTGGTCCAGGTCGCTCAGATTCGAGCCGTCGACCTTGTTGATGCCGAGGTAGCTCATTGCGGCCCCCCTGTGTTGTCCCCGCCCTTCTGAACGTCGCGGTGGGTGTGCGTATGCACGACGACATTGTTCGAGGACAGGTTGCCGCCCTGATGTGTAAGGTCGCCCTGGATGACGGTCTTCCCACCTTCGCCACCTTGTCCAGACATCCCTCCGTTGTAGGTCAGCAGTTTTTCGACGGTGAGCGTGCCGCCCACGTGCACGTCTCCCGTGAAGTTGGCCTTCGGGAAATCCACGGTCGCGAGTTCGCTACCCTTAACGGTCGCCGTTTTCATACCGGTGGCATTGAGCGCACTGGTGGCGTCGTTGTAGACGATGCGCGCGCCGTCGGGGAAGTCGATCAGGAACTCGTTGGGATTGTCGGACGGTGAGAGGATGAGATCAGACGGCAAGCCACGCAGCACAATGCCGTTGCCGGTCTCGCCGCTCGGGGAAAAGACCGTGACCTGCTCGTCTTTACTCAGCGGCGACCAGATGCGCACGCGACCAGCGGCCGGCTGAATACATGCGAGCCAGTCGGTCAGGCGCTCGCCAATCCGCACGCGCACGCGCAGCGGCTTATAGGCGACCTCCGCGACGGTGCCCGTGGCGATCAGATTGGCGATGAGTCGGTTGTGTTCGGCATCCATGAGAGCAGGATGCCGCGCGCGCGGGAGAAAGGCACGCGAGTGCTGTTGTCTCGACAATGGCGACAACAGTCCGAGAGTACTGGTCGTAAAATGCTGTCTCAGTCTGCACTTCTACCGTTGGGACAATTGCATGGAACAGTTGATCGAGATCGGATTTCAGCCCGTGGGACGGTGGATGCTATCCGAAGATGGCGCACTAAAGGCCGAAGTCGACATACACGCGAAGTTGCACAAGAACGTGCTGTATGCGTTTGTCGTAGAGGGTCAAGTGATGTATGTGGGCAAGTCGACTACGGGGCTTCGGCAGAGATTTCAGTCATACGCTACGCCCGGCAAAGATTCCAGCACGAATGTTCGATGCCATCAACATATCCGGGAACATGTCGAAAAGAACACCCGTGTCGAAATCCTCTCAATGGCGGACAAAGGTCTGCACAAGTATGGCTCGTTCCATCTCAACCTTGCGGCGGGACTTGAGGACAGCATCATCGCAATGCTTAAGCCGTCATGGAACGGGGAAAGAGAGGTGCGTGAGGCCGTAGAGCGGGAGCAGGTTACCGAAGCGCCAGCCACTCTCGCGGAGCTAGTTACCGACTCTTTCAGTTTTAACTTGGCACCGGCATATCGAGACAACGGATTCTTCAATGTTCCCGTTCGAAGCAGCAGGCTGCTTGGAAATAACGGCGAGACGCTCGAGTTACTTCTCGGTGATGATCCGACTCCTCAGTATTCGATTGTGAACCGAACGTCCAACAAGAATGGCTCTGTACGTCTTTACTGCTCGCAGCCTTTGAAGCGTTGGTTCAAGAACATTTCCCCCAACACTCGAATTGAGGTCGACGTTGTTTCGCCATTGAGCATTCATTTGCTCAATCCCATCTCAGAGGGATAAATGCTTGAGGATTAGGTCAGCAACTGTCTCTCGGTCTCCATCGGTGATACCAAGAAGCTCACGCGCCGCGTATTTGACTGTCGGGCCATTCCGCTCGACTCGATCACGAAGTCCGAAGTGATGCACGCGCGCGATGCGCTGTACTTCACCGGTGAATTTCACGACGGCGCTATCTGATGTGGCCTCTATCTTGAGGTAGCGCGCTGTGCGAATCTTGGTGAACATCTTTCGCCGCACGCGTCCGGCCTTGGCCCGCATCTGGGGCTTGCGCGGCTCATAGGCCGTGCCGTCGGGATTCGTCTGCGCGGAGATGCGCGCTTGCTGCTGACGGCGCAGCTCTACGGCAATTTGACGGGCGAGCGTGCGACGCCCGGTCGGTTCGAGCGCGTTGAGCAACGCCACCGCCCATGCGTCCAGCTCGCGAATGTCGCCCGCCATCAGTTCATCCCAAGGAAGCCGCGCACGGCGTCGGAGAGCATCGGCTCTTCACGGTAGATCGCCTCGGGCTCGCCCTCGACGTATTGCACATCGACCGCCTCGGTCAGTTGGATTTCGATAGAGACGTCGGCGGCTTCGTCGTTGAGAATGTCGGCCTCAAACTTGATGCCGTCGCGTTGCCGCTCGGGATTCGACAGCAGCTCGGGTTGCCAGTCACGGACCCACGCGATTATCGGCATCATCAGCGTGGGCGAGTCGAAGGGATAGTCGGTGACGATGAGGTTCAGCGTGTAGCTGTAGCGAAACGAACCGCCTTTCGATCCGATCTTGCCCGCTTCGCTGCTGGCCTCGAGCCGACCGTGGTCGACAAAGATGTGCAGCTTGCCGGGGTTCTGCCGGAGATAGGGGTTGTTTTCCACCAGGGCGGCTCGTAACGCGTTGGGCTTCTTCACTTGGCGACGCTCTCTTCTTCGATGCTCACGTAGGGGCTACGACGCAGCTTGTCGCGCAGGGCGTCGAAGCGGGCGGCGAGTTCGTGATAGGCGGTGTAGTTGTCGGCAACCGTTGTGGCGACGGCAGAGAGCGCAACGCCTGAGGGTCGCGCATCAGAATCGCTGGGATCGTCAAGCGCGGTGTTGGCTGCGGCTGTGTCGTGCAGGCGCACAAAGCCGACAGGCACAGTGCAAGCAGCATCAGCTTGGGCAGTGACATAGACGGGTACCTTCTGGATGATCGTGTCGCCCTTGACGCGGACTTCCCGCACTCGGTCGACGTACTGCGTGATGACAACAGGGTTTTCGCGCGCATCGTTCAAATCGACCTTCAACTGCTTCACCTCTTTCTCGGCTGCGCCGGCGCGACGCACGGCGGCGTCGAGCCGAAACTGTTGGACGGAGAAGATGAGGGCAGCGCAGGCAAGCGCCAGCAATGCGGCCAACGCCTTCCCCGCCGGCGTCATGCCGCCACCTCCAGCGCCTTGTACTTGTCGTACGCGCGCGGCAGCTTCACGTCGTAGAGGTTCTGCGCGTAGGCAGGGCCGTTGTAGATTTCGGCAACGGTGGTCCACTTCTTCGCCCGCAGGGCTTTGAGAAGCGCCGGGTCTGCCATTAGGAAGCGAACGAAGGCGTCGAGATGCGCCGCCTCGCCCGTGCGCATGAGATCCACGAACGCCTCGACGCTCTTGTAGCCGAGACGTTTCCAGTGGTACGCCATGATCTGAAATGCGCCCCAGCTCGCTGACGACAGCGCGCACGCACGTTCGATGGTGCATGCATCAGCGAGCCGCTTATGCTCGCCAGCACCGCCCACGTAGCCGCCTTGCTTCGGGTTGACCAGGTTCGGGTAACGCTGCGCGAGCGCCGGGGCATCCATCCCGACCGCCCGGACTTCGCGGTACATGATGTGGCGCTCGTACAGAATGATCGGCCGACCATCGGACAGGAACCCACAGCCCCGGCTCTCCACTTCGTTGACAGCACGTACAACGGCCAGCTCGACGCCGAGCTTATCGGCGGCCGCTACCAGGTCGGCGCTGGTCAGGTGCCCCGGTGTGCGTGCGCCAGCGACGAGCGCTTGCTGCGTCTTCGCGCCGGCGATGCCGTCGACCACAAGGCCGAAGTGCTGCTGCACGTCCATGACGGCGCGGGTGGTGGCGGGGCCGAACCAGCCGTCGGCGTCGATGGCCGCACCGAATGCCTTGAGCGAGATTTGAAGGGTGCGCACGGCCGCGCCGTGACTGCCCTCGCGAAGCACGTTATCGAGCGGTGTCATTGACCTTCCTCAGAATTCGAGTGATGGGGTTTTCTTCGCCAGCGCTGCACCGGAACAGATCCACCACGTTGCCGCGTACGGCGAACATGGCCAGGCACAGCACCGCGTCGATTGCCACGGTGGTGACGTCGACCGCAGGGTGCGCACCGAAGATGACGCGGATCGGCACCGAGGCGGTCGCGAGCGTCAGCGCATAGGCGAGCCAGGCGGCGGCTGGTCGGTGACTGCCTGCCGCGCGCCGGAACAGCATCAGGCGCACGGCAATCGCGGCACAGAGCGTCGCGTTGATGATTTCGAGGGTGTTCACGATTTCGGGCCTCCCCTGAACGTGTCGAGCAACTTGTCGGGGTTCTCCGCGCGGCGGATGAGCCAGAGGAGGAGCTTGATGACCACGGCGGCAGCGACAAGCGCACCGACCGCCGGGTTGACGGCAATCCGGTCGGGCAGTCCCCAGCCGAGCAGGTCGGCGCTCAGCCTGGCGGACAGACAACCGGCCACGAAAGAGATGAGGAAGAACGCCAGGCGCTTGAACGGTGCCAGGTCATCGGAGGCCAACACGAAGACGCCAGCGCCGGCAAACGCCCCCATAACCACGGCGGCATCGACACCGGGAAACAGGGAGATCAGGGCGACACCGGCCGTGGCGACCGTGGCGTTGGTGGTAACAGGTTCAGTCATGGTCAGTCCCACAATTGCACGGTCTTTTTCTCAGCCTGTGCGGGTTGGTCGGGTAGATCGATCGGATGGCCGTGAGGCAGGATGGGGCCGAGGTCAGCCAGGCCGGGGTTTGCCGCGAGCGTTGCTTCGACCACGCCTTGCGTGCGGCCGAATACGCGCCAGCAGATCGCATCGACGGTGTCGTTCTGCATCGCTCGCACGCGCATCAGATCAGCTCCACCGTCGAGCGCGTCGCGCCGGTAATGTCGTTGATGGCCCATTGAGCGTCGCGGCGCAGCTCGTCGGCACCTGGCCGAGTCACGTCGTCTTCCTTCCGAGCGGTGGCCGTCGCGTCGAAGTTCCGGTACCGCTCGATCAAACTGGCGTGCGCCCAGCAGAAAACCGCGCGTGTGTACCGAAGCACATGAGCCGTCGAGCCTGCGACTTCTGCTACCGCCTGCCCTCCGACCATCTTCACGTCGGCAAGCGTTGCGCAGCCTTCGGCGATGCGCTGCGCGCGCCAGCTCGACAATGCCCCGTTGACGTACAAGATCGCCTCAATGACCTCGGACTTCAGGCGCGGCTCCGTGACGGTGCCGTCGAGACGTTGCGTGTCGCGCATCGTCGTGAGGTCGATATCCGGGAAGAATCCGTCGTTCTTGACGGTTTCGCCGGCGTCGGTGGTCGGTGCGGGTGCGAGGAAGGACATACGTTGATTCCGTTGGGTAGTGGGCGGTGGAGGGGGCGTCGGCGTGGGCGATCAAGCCTGCGTCAGCCCCCTGCCGCCCGGCGCGGGGTACGCTCGGTGTCAACCGCTGCCGGCATCGCCGGCGTCGGTGGAATTCTTGTTGCGGAGCTTCGTCTCCAGACGCTCAATTTCCTTGATGACGCCCACGTTCTTGTTCAGCTCGAGCGCGCGTTTCAGACGCGCCAACGCTGCCGGCGGGTCCGTCTCGATCTGGGCAAGCCCGATTTCCTTGAAGAGCTTTGCGCGGACCTGGTCCGGCATGTCCTGCGTGTCGGTCATGCGTGCCACGGCGAGCAGGCTGGAAACGTCCACCTCGCCACCACCGCCACGGACCTTGCGCGCCATGTCGGCGTACTCCTCCGTAATGACGCAGGCCGTGGTGCGCGTGTACGGCTCGGGCATCTTCAGGCCATGCTCGATGGCATGCGCGACGATGGGCAGCGCGCCGGCGTAATCGCCCGCATCGATGCGCCACACGAGGACGTTCATAACGACGTCGTCCTGCACACCGCGCCCGCTCGACAGCACGCCGTCTACCCAGGCGGCGTACTTCGGCAGCATCTCGCGCTTGGCTTCTGCCTTCTTCTCCGTGGACTGGATGCCGCTCAGTTGCCGCTTGTCCTGCGCCAGTTGCATCAGCTGGTGCTCGTAAGCGGTGGCGACGATGGGTTCATCGGTATTCGCAGCGGCGGCGGTGGCGCTCGCCGCGGTGACCCGCATGAAGTGTTGTTGAGCGGGCGACGGCATGCTTACTCCGGTGCGAACTCGATGTTTTCGACCACGCAACCAAGACCGTAGTCTTCGACCACGAACGCGTCGTTGCTCGACTCGAAGTTCTCGATACGGTCGCGCTTCGGGTTGTCGATAACGGAGCGGCGACGTCCGCCGTCCTGGAAGTAGATTGACAGGTTGTCGAAGCGCGTAATCATGAAGGCATGAGCGGGGAAGAACGGGACCATTACCGCCGGCCGGCCACCCATCGCCTTCTGGCTCATGATGATTTGGCCCGCGAGCTGCTCGGTGGGCGGTTGCTGACGATTGACCATCGGGAAGTACTTCTCGTGGGCGAGCGCGCGACCGCACAACACGACGAGATCGGTGTCTTCCTGGTGCCACGGGTCCAGCAGGCTCGACATGGCGTCGAACACGGCCGCGTCCAGATTTGCGTAGTCGCCACCGGCACCAATAACCACTTTGCCCGCCGTCTTGCCGTGATCCATAACACGTGCGGCGGCTTGCTCGCGGTACTTTTGCAACCAGCCCTTGTTGACGTCTTGAAGGAGCGGGTTCGCAACGCGGTCCGACGTGGCGGCACGCGACACACCGTTGAAGCCGATCATCATGCGGTCGAGTGCCTGTCGCACCATCAGGGCGTCACGCACACGCGTCTGGAAGTCCGGGAACTTGGCCCAGGCGTCGAGCTTCGAGTACTTCAGGTGCGAATCGAAATTTGTCTGCGTGCAGAAATATCCGTTCGGATCGAGGTCCGTCGGGTCGATAGTCTCGCGATCCTTGACGTCGGTGTTGGTCGTGCTAGCGAGCGGCGAGCCAACGCCGAGGCCGAGCTTCTCGCCCTGCTGCTCGGGCACGCCGACAACGTTGATGCGCTTGAGGAACTCGGTCGATTCCTGCATCTTGGTTTCGAGCGTTTGTTGAACGGACGGTGCTACCGAGTATTTCTCGGTCACGCAATCAACGCCGTTCAGCTTTTCGAGCTGGCGCAGATAGCCATTAAAGGCGACGCGGGTTTCCTTACGCATGGGTGCTTCTCCGGTATGGTGGGTTTCGTGTGTTGGTGGTGATGGCCGTGATCAGCAGTCGGTCATTTCGACGGACTGGGAGCCACCCGTAGCGGCAACGCGCTGGGCGCTGTTATCCGTATCGGAGAGCTTCTGAACCAGGGCGTCATGGTCGATGCGCAGCTTGTCCAGCGCGTCAGCGACGGGCTTCATAGCAGCCGTGAGGTTTCCGCTGAATTGCTCCATCGCCTTCGCGACAGCTTCTGCGCCGGCCTTCGCTACCGCTTCGGCCGTGAACGCATGCAGTTGCGTTGCCGCGTCGGAAGTCTTCGCCGCCGCTGTGGTGGGCGTGGGCTTCTGACCGAACAGTGCGGTGGTGAAGCGCTCAATGAGCGACGAGTTGGAACCCTTGACCGTCATGGTCACTTCGCCGGTGTCGCCGGCTTCGTCGTCGCCTTCGAGTTCGAGCGTGAACGGCAACGCGGCCGTAAACAGGTTCTCCGGCGCTTGTTTGCGAGCGGCCAGCGGGCTATTAGTTGCGCTGGAGCTGAACTTCAGCATCTCCGTGCCCAGGCTGGCCGGATTGTCGGTAACGGCGAGCGCATACAGATACGCTTCGCCGGAGTTCGCGAAGTTCGGTGCGATCTCGATGGACGTGTAGACCTTCTGGCGATCCTGATTCGTCATCTTGACCAGGTCGTCGGTCGGATCGATCTGCGCGAGCAACTGCAACTTGCCCTCTGCGTTCTTCTGAGTTTTGAGTGCGACCACGTCGCCGTACGCCCGGAACGGACTGTCGGGGTAAAGCCCCTTGATGTGTTCCATATTCACGCGAGCGCCGTACTTGTTGACCGGGTCATAGTTGCCGGCCATCTGCGTGATTTGAGCGGCATCGATCTTGCGACCGTCGGTCGTGTCGCCCTCGGTGGCTACGACGAAGAACTTCGACTTCTTGGACATGTTGGGTTTTCCTCGGGTGAGCATTCAACATGGCCCATATTCGGCGTCGACCGCGCGCGGAGCAACGCAATGGTGTTGTGTCACCCGCCCTTACAACACGGGCGCGTCGACCGTCCGCGCGCGCGTGGGCAACCTTGTCGGCATGACGCAACAGCTCGCCACCGACACCGCTCCTCACATCGAGGCTCGCAACCTGTATTTCGCAGGGTGGCGCGTTGCGCGTATCGCGGAAAAGATCGGCGTGAAGCCGTCGACGGTGCACAGCTGGAGCCGACGGTACAAGTGGAAGGAGGTCGCGCCAGTCGACCGCGTCGAGCTATCGCTCGAGGCGCGAATGATCCAGCTCGTGCGCAAGGAAGACAAAGAGGGGAAGGACTTTAAAGAAATCGATCTGCTTGGCCGACAGATAGAGCGCATGCAGCGGGTACACAAGTACCAGCAGACGGGCAACGAAGTCGATCTGAACCCGAAGATCGCGAGCCGCAACAGCGGTCCGCGCAAGAAGCCCGAGAAGAACTGCATCAGCGACAAGCAGCTCGGCCAACTGCGTGACGCGTTCATGGATTCGATCTTCGATTACCAGCGCGTCTGGTATGAGTCGGGACAGAAGCACCGCATTCGAAACATACTGAAGAGCCGCCAGATTGGTGCCACCTGGTACTTCGCTCGCGAAGCGCTCATGGACGCGCTCGACACCGGGCGAAATCAGATTTTTCTTTCGGCCAGCAAGGCGCAGGCCCACGTCTTCCAGCAGTACATCGCGCAGTTCGCGAAGGATGCGGCTGACGTCGAGCTGCGCGGTTCGCCAATGCTGCTGCCGACCAGCGGCGCGAATCTGTACTTCCTCGGCACGAACGCCCGCACGGCGCAGAGCTACCACGGCAACCTGTACTTCGATGAGTACTTCTGGACGTCGAGGTTTCGCGAGCTGCGAAAAGTAGCTTCGGGTATGTCGATCCATAAGCACTGGCGACAAACCTATTTCTCCACGCCGTCGACGCTTGCGCACGAGGCGTACGGTTTCTGGAGCGGCGCTCTTTTCAACAAGGGACGCCCGAAAGACCTGCGCATTCAGTTGGATCTGTCGCACAAGGCGTTGGCGCGCGGAGTGTTGGCACCCGACGGGCAGTGGCGTCAGATCGTCACAGTAGAGGATGCGCTCGCGGGCGGCTGCAACCTGTTCGACCTGGAGCAATTGCGGCTCGAGTACGGCCCGGAAGACTTCGCGAACCTGCTGCTCTGCCAGTTCATTGACGACATGCTGGCCGTGTTCAAGTTCGGTCTCCTGCAAGGCTGCATGGTCGACAGCTGGGAGGTGTGGGAAGACTTCATGCCGTTCGCCGCCCGACCATTCGGCTATCGCCCGGTATGGCTCGGCTATGACCCGAACGGGGCGAGCGGCATGGGCGACTCAGCAGCGCTTGTGGTGCTGGCCCCGCCAGCCGTGCCGGGTGGCAAGTTCCGCATTCTTGATCGCATCCCGTTCCGTGGTCTCGATTACGAGGCGCAGGCGGCGGCGATCAAGAAGGCGACCGAGCGTTACACCGTGACGTTCATCGGCATCGACCGCACGGGCATAGGCGACGCCGTCTTCCAGCTCGTACAGAAATTCTTCCCGGGCGTGGTCGGCTTCACCTATTCGCCTCACGTCAAAACGCAGTTGGTACTCAAGGCGCATGACGTGATGAGCAAAGGCCGGCTCGAATACGACGCAGGCCACACCGATATCACGCAGTCGTTTATGACGATTCGCAAGACGATGACCGCCGGCGGCGGGCAAATCACTTTTAAGGCGGACCGGTCAGAAGAAGCCAGTCACGGCGACATTGCCTGGGCAACGATGCACGCAATGTCGAACGAAGGCATCGATGGCAGCACAGGTGCGGGCCAAAGCTTCATGGAGATTTACTAGTGAGCAAGAAACGAAACACACGATTCGGCGCACATGTGGCAGAGATGCCCGAAGCCAAACCGACGCTTGCGCCGGCACCGATGCCTGGCGTCGAGGCATTCACCTTCGGTGATCCTGTCGCCGTTCTCGATAGGCGGGAGATCCTGTCATATCTCGAGTGCATGCGGATGTCGAAGTGGTACGAACCCCCGATATCGTGGGAAGGGCTGGCGCGCTCGTTTCGGGCCGCGCCGCACCACAGCTCAGCCATTTACGTGAAGCGCAATATCCTGGCTTCGACGTTCATTCCGCACAAGCTCCTGTCGCGGGCCGAGTTCAAGGCATTCGCCCTCAATTACCTGGTGTTCGGCAATGCCTACCTCGAGCTGAGAAAGAACCGACTCGGCGGGCCGCTGGCGCTCAAGGCGTTGCTCACGAAGTACACCCGCCGAAGTCTCGACCTTCAATCGTATTGGTGGGTGCCCGAAGTGGGGCAGGAGTCGCAGCTCGAAAAGGGCGACGTCTTTCACCTTATGGGGGCGGATATCGAGCAGGAGGTGTACGGCCTGCCGGAGTACCTTCCCGCCCTTAACGCTGCCTGGCTGAACGAGTCCGCGACGCTGTTTCGTCGGCGCTACTACAAGAACGGCAGTCACGCCGGCTTCATCTTGTACATGACTGACGCCGCGCAGAGCCAGGCCGACGTCGACGCGCTGCGCACGGCGCTGAAGGATTCGAAGGGGCCGGGTAACTTCCGCAACCTGTTCATGTACGCGCCCAATGGAAAAATGGACGGCATGCAGATCATCCCGGTCTCGGAGGTAGCGGCGAAAGACGAATTCTTCAACATCAAGAACGTGACGCGCGACGACTTGCTGGCCGCGCACCGTGTGCCGCCGCAACTCATGAGCGTGATCCCGAATAACACATCGGGCTTTGGCGACGTGGAGAAGGCGGCGAAGGTGTTCGGCGTGAACGAAATCATTCCGCTCCAGGACGACATGAAGGCCGTCAACGATTGGCTCGGCGAAGAGGTGATGCGGTTCCAGCCCTACGCGCTGACGGACGGCGAGCAAGCGACCTAACTCGCCAGGCTATTCCTTCTCAGGACCGGAGGCTGGCGCACCCTGGCGCGCAGTCCCCGGTTCTGGTTGGGCTATCGCATGGCGCTTGTGGTCATACCCAGCTTTCGCCACGCACGGCTCACTCAACAGCCGTGAGCGCATCGCCTCAATACCGAACAGCCAGCCCCCTACCTCCTCGCGCCACGCGGTCCTGACGATCTCCATCTCGCCGCGACATCCCACCAGCACGCCGTGCAACCGGTGAATCTCCCATAGCAACTCTCGAACCTCGGGCGACGGCGCGCGCTTCCATATCGCGCGCAGCTCGAGCGTGGTCAATGCCCTTCGCTTCGGTGGGGGAGTCGGTCGGCGTACCATGATTAAATGCTGTGTTTATGCACAGTATTTTGACTCAAAGACGAGACCGCACCAAAGGCCCTATAACGGGCTGGCGTCGCGCGGTAGGCTGGGGGTTAGACGGTCGACGTCGGCTCGTTGCGCGGGCGGGCAAGGGCGTTGCCTGCGACGTTTCCTCCCACGGCTGGCACCCCCGCCATCAAAGGCCGGCGCGCGCGGTCATGACCCCGCCACGCCTGCCCGCTTGATACAACGTTTTTTATGCACTTTGGCGCTGAACGCCGAGGCCCGTCAGCATTGGCGGGAAGGCGTATTTTCGGGTGCATAGAAAGTGTGCACTTTCATGCGCTAAGCTCATGCACCCTTGGAAGCGCCCCGTTCGCTGCGATGCGCGGCCACGAGATCAGTGAGTTCTGCCGTGAGGCGGTCGAGGCAGGACGATAAATCGGTCGTCTGACGTATTTCGGGAAAGGCGAGCCTGATTATTGACATCACGAATAATCCGACTTCGAAAGCGTACTTGAGTGAGGCCAGAAAAAGATCGCCGTCCGCGTGTACGTACGTGAGGTTCAACAGAGATTTGCCGTTGCCGATAGGTTTGTGACTTAGATTTGAAAAGAGAGCAACGGAATTTGGATGAGCCCCGAAATCAATTGCAGTCTGGTGGAGGTCTTTTGCCCACTTGGCCCCGTCGTTGCTGCATTTTGCGAGTTCTCTGGTGATCGGTGCCACGGAGAATTCTTTCGACCATGCTCTGACGGCATCGCGGTCTGCCGCGCCCGGTTTCGTGGCCCAACGCGCGGCAGCGGTTTGGTCGTACGTCATATACCACGCATACAGCGCCATTTCTGTTGCGGCCCGCCCGGTAGCATATGTCGGGAGACAGTGCCCGGCCTCGGCTGTGCGAGCTGCGGCCAACCAATGGTTTGTTGCGGTGATTGCCAACAAGCGAGCGATTTGATCTGGACGTTTTAGCACGCCGTAGATCAACTCCGCGTTGCACTTGGTGAGCGTTTCGAAGATATCCGAAAGCCCCTTGTGCCAATCTGCCGAGTGAACAAATGTTGCCCATTCATTCCCGATCAATAGCTGGCTGATCGACGATAGTTCGTCGCTTCCCCAATCCGGGGGGCTTTCGATTTTGTTGTTCTTGGAGGGCATCGGCGCGTCCTATTTATCGATTTGTCGCGAGACAGAATAAGCGAAGGCGTCGATCTCGTCGCGAAGCGGATTCTGCGTGCTGTTTACGTGCCATTTGTCCGACAGTCAACGACAACCAGCGACAACGACGCAGAAATGTAAAACGGGCCAGAAGGCCCGTCTTTACTAGGTTTTCGACTGTCTTTCGTTGTCGTTGACGGTCTGAATATTGGTGGAGCCGGCGGGGATCGAACCCGCGTCCGAAGCCGAGCGAACTGAGGCATTTTGCGGTGGGTGTCGGGAAAAAGGTAACCGAGGTAACCGCCCCCAAAAATCGACCGGAAACCCGCATGGATAAAGGGAACTGCCGGTTACCTTTCAAAGGTAACTGAGGGTAACCAAAAGGTAACCGTGTTCCAAGTCTTTGATTTTAAAGAGAGTGGAGTAATTGAGAAGTTACCTTGGTAAAAGGTAACCGGTTACCTTTTGGTTACCCTAAAGTTACCTTTTACCTAAATCTCTGTGAGCTTTTACAGGCAAGGGTTTGACGCCCATTTCAGAGGGCCGGTTACCTCGGTTACCTTTTTCCCGACACCTGCCGCATTTTTGCGGATGCCATACTTCTGACGGGACGCCCAAGTGCGCCCCAGCGGTAACCGTCTGACCTTGGTCAACACTTAACGCATATCCTCACCGAGCACACGATGGGCACCGTTTATTTGGATCAGAACTTCGTCTCCGACGTTGCGGGGAGTACCCGCAGTGCCGACGCTGGTGTCGAGCGCGCACGCGCTGCGGAGATCGTCAGGGCCGGGGATCACCGCTTTGCGGTATCCGTTTGGAATATGTACGAGACGGCGCGGGCAGCAGAAGAAGGCACCAGGGACGGCTGCATCGAATTCATTTCGACCGTGGGGCCGCTTTATTGTGTAAACCCGCGCCTCGTTCAGGTGCAAGAGATCGTTCGGTATGCCGCTGGCAGGCACGCCGATGAGCCGTACCGCCTCGAGGAGGTACGGCCGTTCTGCGATACGCCTGCCCAGATGTGGGCGACTTTCACTAGCGCTGGCCGTCCGGCGACACCCTTCGTGGGCGAAAGCTTCCGCGACGGCGTGGAGATGTTCATTCGCTCGGATCTGCGTCTAGAACTAGACGCTGCGCTTGATGAGGGACCGGCGGCCGCGGCCGATGGTCGCCGCGCTTATGCAGAAGGCGTAGTAGAACGAGACGAGCAGTTGATTGACAGACAGTGGCTGCTGGAATTGCTTCCTGAGCGGCATCAGGTCGACGGGAGCTGGATCGATCTACCGCGACGGGAAGCGCTGGTCGACTTCCTACTCGAACGGATGGACGACGTGTATGAGCATTGCACAACACTACACGCAGAAGAGCAAATCTATCGGCACCGAATAGCCGGCCAGCGCAGGCTGAGACGATCAGATGGCGTGGACATCCAATTCGGCGTTCTGGCCATTGCGCACTGCGATGTGATCGTTACTTCGGACAGGGCTTTGCAAGAAATGCTCACTGCCGTGGCTGAGAGAATTGGCTCTCCGTGTCGAGTACTCTCGCGACTCTCGGACGTGTAGCTACCACCCTTGTGCGAGCTGAGACGGGCGCTCGCTGAAAAACGTGTGTCACTCAGATTGAACGAAGCGAGTCGAATCAAGCACTTACGGAAACGGGTAAGGAAATTCTGTGACACCGGGGAATTGGCGTAACTATATGAGATTACTAAGCAATTGTGCGTTGGCTTTGTAAGTTAATAGCCTATCGGGGGTTCGAATCCCCCTCTCTCCGCCAATTGCTCATAAACGAGGGCACCGTAGGTATGGCAGCCCTTGTGTGTGCTAGAGCGGCCTCCAAAACCCCGAGGTTTGGCCCAGATACGCTGACTTCGTCCGCGTAGACTCGAATCTCCCCCACCACCAAGTGCATAAAGGCTCTCGCGTCTTCGCTGCCAGGGCTCTCCAGTAGAGCTATTGCCGCGGCGCGGAATGTGCGGACGTCGATGTTGTTAGCGATGTTCGCAGGCAGAGCAACGGGGACCTTGAGGCTGTTCAGCTTTACAGTTAACCCCTTCAACTCGTCCTGCCAAGACTGGATGCGCCCGCCCAGACTACCATCGATTCTCACCTTCTCATCCTCGATGAGCCTATAGAGGTTGGTGAGTTTTCGCTCGACTTTCGCTTTCGCGTCGGCAATCTGGCGGTGCTCTGTACCCTGGTCGTTCGCAAGGCGGTCCGCGTGGGTACAGCAGTCATCGAGAATTGTCTTTAGCCTACACTCGGTCAGAACGTGCTCCACAACAGTTCTGAGAATCATCTTCTCAAAGCGGTCATAGGGAACATTCGGGCTGCTACAAATTGAGCCAGAAATCATATGACGCCTACTGCACTTTAGGTAGCGATAGTGGCCGCTCTTTCCCGTAACAATTTGCATCGAAGATTGGCAGTACCCACAATGGCAGAGACCTGTGAGCAATGTTCTGGGTGTCACGTGCAATGGAGGGGTATTTCGTGGAGCTCGAGCTGCTCGCGTTCCTTCCACTCGCTGGAATCGCTCCTTTTCAATGATAACGGGCACCGGAACTGATACAACCGAGTCGTCGTCTTGGTCTAAGGCTATTCCGTCGCTGTCCCGTGGCGTAGTGTCCCGATTGTGAAGCTTCCATCGCGCACCGAATTCGAAAACGCCCGTATAAACCGGGTCGCTTAGTACTTTCTGAATCTTTTGGACCCTCCAAAGCTGGCCGCGGCACAGACACTTCGCGTTCAGGCACTCAGCAATCTTCTTCATGCCCATTGCAGCGGGTCCACGGACACCTTCGTAGAGGTCAAAAATCTCGCGCACTATCGCTGTTTCGTCCTCGTCTAGAACCAGGATTTTCCGATAGCCTGTGCGTCCAATGACTTTGGTCTCCGCAGTTTTGTAGCCGTATGGTGGCCGGCTGCCATTGAAAAATCCCCGCAGCGCATTTTCCCTGAGAGCGCGTTTCACATGTTTCGAGTTCTCGGCCGAATTCATTTCGTCAACCAAACCGTAGAACAGGGTGACAAAACGGCCAATTGGACTATCGTCAACATCTTGAGTGACAGAAATGAGCCTGGTTCCCACCTGACTCAGACTTCGCAAATAAAGTGCTAGGTCAGTTACATTTCTGAATGCCCTCGAGAATGAATGCACGACTATTGCATGAATCTTTTCCTTGCTATTCATTACATTATGAATCATCTCCTGGAATGCCGGGCGATTGTCGTCTGTCGCAGTTCGACCTTCATCAATGTACTCGTCTGAAACAATGAATTCGCGAGCCTCACAATACGCACGCATCCGCTTGAGCTGGTCTGGTATAGAGAGGTCCTTTATCGCTTGTCGCTCGGTGGAAACCCGCGCATACAGGACGACAGGACTTGTAGCGTTAGATGCCTTCCGATTTTGCAT